TATGCGCAACGCAACCAGTGTTGAGGTTGTGCGTTACCACGACAAAGACGTGGACATGTTGTTCCTGCCGCACCGCCAAGGTCTTATTTTGTCGCAAGCAAAAAACGTCATCGGCAAATGCATGGTGGAAATCCTTCGACGCCCAGGACTTGATGACGAACCACACGGTCAGTTTGATGATGTACTTTCTGTACAGGTAGCCAAGTCTCGTTTTGCGCTGCTTGCTTTGGAAGCAGCACAGAAGTCCATTCAAGCACCTATTGCGGTTCCGTTTGACATGCAGGAATTAGCGTTCGGGTCGGACGCAATTTTGCGCACTCAAACCCCTGAGAAGATTCGCCGCATTCCATTAGAGGTTCCGCAGGTTGCGTTTGCGCAGCAGGCTGAACTGGACAACGAACTACGCGCAGGGTCACGTTACCCAGACGCGCGCAATGGCAGCGTTGACGGTTCCATTGTCACAGGTCGTGGTGTGCAAGCGTTGATGTCTGGATTTGATACTCAGATTCGCACCGCACAGTCCATGTTTGCTCGCGCTTTCACCAACCTTATTGGGCTATGCCTTGAGGTTGACGAAAAAGTTTTTGGCGACACAGAGAAGTCCATGCGTGGCATGCAGGACGGTACACCGTATGAGGTTCGGTACCGTGCATCGCGTGACATTGCAGGTGATTACACGGTTGATGTTCAATACGGTCTTATGGCTGGGTTGGACCCCAACCGTGCTTTGGTGTTTGGTTTACAAGCACGCGGAGACCAACTTATCTCTCGTGACTTCCTGCGTCGTCAAATGCCTTTCGCGTTAAACGCCACTGAAGAAGAACAAAAGATTGACGTTGAAACAATGCGAGACACGCTTAAACAAGCGTTGGCTCAAGTTGCTGCATCCATCCCCCAGATGGCTGCTGCTGGTCAAGACCCCACCCCCATGCTTAGCAAGTTGAGTGTCATCATCCAGGGACGACAAAAGGGTGACCAAATCGAAGACCTTGTTGCTAAGGCTTTCGCCCCTGAACCTGCCCCCGAAGTTCCCACCGCGCCACCAGTTGAGATGCCAGGTGCGGAAACTAGCAGCATGGGCGGCTCCCCTGAGCAGGCTCCTGCTGGCGCGGCTGGGCTTATAAGTCAAGCAAGTCCACAACAGCAAGCCCCTCAGGGTTTGAACGAGTTGTTGGCTGGTTTGACTAATGGAGGTAACCCTTCCTTTAGGGCAACCGTTCGCAATCGGCTTTGACGGGAGGTGAATACAACTATGGCTAAATTCACAGGAAAGAGCATGACCGCTAAGGGCACTGCTAAGACCCCAGCAGCAAAGACCATTTTTGGCGTCAAGCCTGGTGCGACAAAGGGAACTAACACTACCAAGTCAACGGCTCAGCACGCTAAGTGGGGAAAGTAAAAACTAATTGAGAGAGCAGCCGTGATGGACGACAACGATTTTGAAGTTGAAACCGAGGGTCACTCTGTTGAGTTTGCACCACCGCTTAACCGCAGTGCTGTTGCAAGCCTCCTCGCCTCACTGTGTCGGGACATCGCTACAGCATTTTTTGATTTCTTCGATGTGTTGTTTGAAGTCACGGCTGCTCACTCAAACTATGAACAAGAACAACAAGCAAGCAAATCCGCAGCAGCGGACCTTGAAAAACTTTTAGGAGGTAACGATGGCTGACAGTCGTGGTGGCTACCGTAAACCCTCCAATCCTGCACCAGTGTCTGGTCCTGGTGCCATGAGTAAGCGTACTGATGGGAAGCAGGGGGCACAGTATGTGTCTGGGCTTCCGTACGGTGAAGGTCAAGATTTCTATGACCTTCAAACATCGGCACCGATGGCTAGTAGCGGTACAGCGGCGCAAGCACCACAGGGTCAAGGCGCGACAGGTAACGCTTCATCGGTTGTCCCATTTAATGCACCTACACAGTTTCCTAATGAGCCTGTAACGGCAGGTGCAGATATTGGTGCTGGTCCTGGCATGAGTGCGCTTCCGCCTGCGCAAAGTCCTGACCAGTTGCGCACGCTTCGCGCTGCGCTTCCAATTTTGTTGAAGTTTGCTGACGACCCTTCTGTGTCTGATTCTACGCGTGCCGCCATCCAGTATCTGCGTGGTGCAATTTGAGTTGGTTTGATTCTTTAGATTCGTGGACACACGACAGATGGTTTTGGAAAGGTTTTCACGGTAAGGGTGGCTTGTCAGACCTTGGTGATACCATCCACGATTTTGGCAGCCTGTTCAGTAACAACAAGCCCATTGTTGATAACTTGATAAGAAGTGTAAGTCTTGCTGAGCGTGCTGCTGGTGACTCACTTGGTTCTGCTGTTGGTGCTGTAGGCGAACTTGCTTTTCAACCTATCAAAGTAGGACTTAACGCGTTTGCTGCTGTTGACAATGTTGTAGCCCCACCTGTTCAACGCACTGGTGTTGCGTTGCTGTCGCTTGGCGAGTATGACCGTTTCCACCGCCAAGGGCAGTCGCAAAACGACTACAACCGCATGTTGCTAGACAGCGTAATTCACCCTGACCGTGTTGAGAGTCCTACTTATGGTGAGTTGTCATCAGCAGTAAAAAACTCTGCTGGCAGTAACCCAGGCGATACACCTTTTAACGTTGTTTCAGGTATTACTGACACACCAGAAAAAATCTGGGATGGCATCAAGAACTGGGGCGAAAGTTGGGCTGCTTCTGCTCTTGGAGTTGGTGCTGGCTATGACCAGGTTCAAAAGGCTGGGTCGGATAAAGTTGACTTTGAGCGGCAGCACCGCCTCATCAACCCGTGGGAACCTGAGGCTCGCAAAGCATGGTTTGAAAACTCCAATGCACCTTTTGAGGGCGGGGACAAGTTTGAAAATCTTGTTTACGACATTGCAACCGACCCTCTTACTTATGCTTCCTTTGGTATGGGTGGGGTTCGCCGCGTCCTAACAGGACCAAAACTTCTTCGCGATGCTGGAATTATTGGCGATGCTGCCGAAACAGCAAGCAGTGTTCCCAAGTTGCTTGGTTTCCGTCGCCCTGGTTACACCACGTTGTCGGAGTACGGGCGCAAGTTAGACACAGCCACTGAAACAGAATCTGGTGGCTTGTACAAAACTTTGAAAGAGTTTGCTGACAACGATTCCGTGTACGCAGCAAACCACAAGATTGTTCGCAGGAATGTGGACAGTTCTGTTCAAACCACTGCTGGGTACATGCTTGGTCAAGCGTCAACACCTGAAGAAGTGGCTGACGTTTTTCGTTTGCTCACTAAGACTGGAACTGAGGCAGACAACACTGCCACAATGCTGCGCTTAGCGCAGAAGCATGTGGTTGATGACGAGTACCAGTACATTCTTGACAACCTTGCAAATGGTTCACGCGAATCGCGTGTGGCAATGATGGACAACAGCGGTTTGCCTAGTTCGTTTGTCAACGATGATGTAATTCTTCGTCAGCATGGTGCAATGATTGACAAGTATGTGAAGAGTGTTGATGCTCCCACGTCGCAAGCATCTGCCGCATACCGCAAGGGTCTTGAAGAAATCATGGGCAGCCCTGCACCAGCATTGACAACTGACTTTGCGCCAACTGAGTTCATGCAAAACTTGTCAATGAATCGTGCAGCGCGTCGTGCTGCAAAGTTTGGAAAAGTTGCTGAGGTCGCTGACCAAAAGTTTTCACCAGTTCGCCAGGGTGCTGCTTCGGCTACTGGTGTTCGTTCAGTGTATGAAGACCCTGATGTCATTTATCAACAAATCACAAGTTCGCACCCAACGATTGCTGTCATTGACAGAACCAGCAAGGCTGTCAAGAACACTGTTGATTTCTTTCACACGTTCCGCCCGTCTGGTCTTGCCCGTTTGAACTACGGCAACGAGTCAATGCGAGAGATTTCAGCGTATGTGGCTGATGCTGACCGTATTCTTGGTGGTCGCTTGTCATCCACTGGTGAGGGTCGCGCCTGGGTGAACCGTTTCATGGAAGCGCAACACATTGGTGACAAGCAGTCCGTCGTCAACGGTTTGACGGAACGTATGGAGAACTTGGTTCTTGCAAAGCACCCAGACTTAAAGGTTGATGCTGCAAAGTATTTGCGTAACGAGTTTCGGAAGAAGACTGCTCAAGGGTTGAAACAGTTCCAGGAACGCGGGTTCATTTCCATTCTCAATGAGGATGGACTGCCTGTTTCTATTGCTGACCCGCTTCTTGAACGCACATCAGCCAATGACATGTTTTTGCCAAACTTGCGTGAACTTGACAACGCTGTTTCAAGGCATGGTGCTGGTACGCTTAACGCGTGGTACTCGACAACTGTTAACACTGGTCTTGATTGGGCTACACGTTTCAACGACGTGTTCAAAGTGTCGGCGTTAATGCGTTTTGGTTACACCATCCGTAATATCACCGAAGCATACTTGTCGATGCTTGCATCGGGAATGTTTTTCACGTCTATGACCACTGTTGGTGGTGATGCGTTAAAGGCGTGGACTGCTAACCGTGTCATTGGTTCACGTCACTTGGTTGACAACATGCTTGTCAAGGCTGGTGTGCGTGAAGATTTGAAGGTTAGCCAGCAGAAAGTGTCCGAGCAGTCTGCTGTTTTGCAAGCGTTGCAAAATGTTGAGGACCATGTTTCTGCTTCATTGGCTCGCGCTGGTGTGCACGTGAACCCTGAAGACGTTGACTTTGTGCGTGAGATACGTAACCACCTTGCCAATGGCACACCAATTTCTGCTGAGGCTCTGGCTTGGTTTGACTATAAGACGGAAACGTTGCAGTTGGCTGCACGGTTGCGTGCAGAGCATGAGGGTGACTGGTTATTTCATGGTTCCCCTAATGCTGCTAACTCGGTAAAAGTTACTGAGCCTATTGCAATGTCACATAACGAGGGTATGGCTAACCAGTGGGCTGACCGTGCCCATAACTATTTCAGCATTGAGAACTTTAACGAGCAGAACTTGAACTTGATGGGTCGCAACCCAAAGGGTGCTGGCGAGCGTTTGTTCACGGAGGGCATGTTTCATGGTTCTTCCTCTACTGGTAAAATCACCCTTGCGGACCGTAAAGAACTTCAAATCCAGAACTGGTTCTTTGCTGATTTCTTTGCCACCGACAGTTCGCAAATTGCTAAGAAGTATGCAAGCGGGAAGAACGGTGGAGGTTCCGTTTACCGTGTCACGTTGAAGAATGGTCAAAGGGCGAAAGTACTTGACCTCCGTGATTCGATGCTGGAAAAAACTGGCTTGGCTCAGGTTGCTCCTGAGGTTCTTAACAGTTATGTTCGCATCCTCGAAGAGAGGATTGCCGAATACGTTCCCTCCGAGCCTTTTGACTCGATTGAGTCTGCCTTCGTTGACGGTCTTAAGAAGACCGTCGTAGCCGTGAAGAAGGAAGAATCGGGTGGCGGCAGTGCGGGATACGAACAGCGTGCGATAATCACGCTCAGCACTAATAGTTTTCAAGCAAAAGCCCTTGGCGATGCATTGAAGGAAAACGGCTACGACGGCTTGATTCACACTGGCGGAGTTGCTACCGCAGGCAGGGGTCGGCAGAGAAATCACGATGTGCTGGCAATCTTCAAGAACACCAACAAGATTAACCTCAAGGAACTCCCCGCCGGACCTATCGAGTTGTCCCCCGCTGGCTTGAAGTCAACAGCAAAAATGGTTGAGCGTAAGCGCGCCATGATTCAACAGGCACTTGACCGCGCCAATGCTGGCGAGGTTGTTCAGATGACTCGTGGTGCTGCTGGTTGGCGCACTATGAAACCAGCCGACCTTGAGAAAATGCTTGACGATGCAACCTTGGCAAAGGTGAACGTTGAACGTACTTTGTTTCGTTCACGCAAAGCAGCAGATGTTCCTGTTACCAAGAAGGTGTTGGTGTATGGGGGTTTGCAGGATGCCAAATTGTGGACCAATGTCCCGCAGTCGTTGCGTGATGCTTTAGGTGTCACATCGAACGCTGAGTGGCGTGTGTGGATGCGTGACAGGAAGTTTGATGACCCTGAGGTTCGCCAGGTCATGTCACAGTGGGGCAAAGAGAACAATGTTGGAAAGATTGAACTTGCTGACCGCAAGGCTCATGGTGGTCATGTTGTTATTGCATTCCCTGAGTTCTTCTCCCGCTCCGCATCTGCGGCAGCAGCGCCAAAGCATGTTGTTGAACGCCACTTGCATGACTACATGGGTGAGTTGCGCGCTGGCATGAACCCGATTGTTCCTGACGCAGATGTTACGTCTCGGACTTTCCGTTGGGGAACAATGGCTGCCACACGCGCAGAGCGCAAGGAGTTCTACCAGAATTACCGTCAAAATGCTGGATTGAACGGTTTGAACAACCGCATGGTTCACCCTGACTATGACAAGGAAACGTTGCGGGAGATGGTTCGCAACGACTTGCCTGATGCTTTGCGTTCACTTGCACAGAAGCAGAAGGATGCTGAGCACCAGTTGCGTTTACGGATTGCTGCACATGAACAACGTGTAAACCAGTTGGAGCGGATTGGCAAGAAGCGTGTCACGGGCATGGATGGCTACTACAAGGATATTCCTGGGGTTGGTCGCGTGTTCGTTCCTGGTATCTATCAGAACAACACTGCTGAGGGTCAGATTACGCACAGGTTGTTGTCATCAACTGATTCGTTTGAGTCGCTGTCTGGCTACCAGAAGGCGTACCAGGCTGGTCCGTCAGCAATGGTTTCTAGTGAAATCACGCCACAGGAGTCACGTTACTTTGAGGCGTGGTCAAACATCCTCAACCATCACTTCCGTGACTCTGCCAGTGGTCGCATTGACCCACTTGTTGAGCGTTTGATGGCTGGTGAGTCAAAGGAATCGTTAGTTAATTGGTTGAAGGGAACGAAGGAAGGTTCCGACTACCGTCGGAACATGTCGTGGCAGTTCAGGGATTTGGAAAAGAAGATTCACGACCTTGACTCGTCAGTGCGCCTGTATCTTCCCAATGACATTCGTGATGCCTGGGCAAGTGGTCAAGCAAATGAATCGTTCTTGATAAACAAGTTTGTTGACCAGCAAGGCAACTTGCCAAAGATTGTTGGTCGCCTCGTCCCAACTGGTCATGAGGCTAGTCGGGAAAGCATGAACAGGGGTGTGTGGCAGTCAACGACCAGGTGGTTCTTCAGGCACCTTGGTTCTATTCCTGAAGACACCATGGCTCGCCACCCGTTGGCTCGCGGTTTTTACAAGCAGTACATGGACGAGAAGATTGGTCAAGCACACCAGTATTTGGGTCGTGATTTGACTATTGACGAGATGAACAAGTTATCAAATCAGGGTCGTGTACACGCCTACGAGAACGTGCGTCAAACATTGTTCAACATTGACCGAAGGAGTGGTGCTGGTTCATCACGCCTTGTCGTGTTGGCTTCGCCGTTCTACAACGCTTGGGATAACCAGTTGCGGCGTTGGTCAGGATTTTTGTGGCGGAAGCCTGAACGGTTCCTCATTCCTTCGGAGTTAATTTCGCAACACTTGACTGACTTGCCAATTTTTGATTCGCAGGGCAACCGTGTCAAAAACTTCAACAATGTTGACTTGAACAAGGATTGGATTGTCCTTCCTTCGTTCTTGACAAAGACTGCTAGCAAAATGTTGAAGAACACCCCTGGTTTGAGACCTGTTGGTGACGTTCTTGAAAACTTTGCTGGTAGAGTTCCATTGAAGTCGATGGATGTGGTATTTCAGGGGAACCCGTTGCGACCTGACTTGGGTCCACTTGCTGCCGCACCGTTGTATGAGTTTTTGAAGAACAAGCCGTCACAGGCAGATTTTTTGAAATTTGTGTTTCCGACTGGGTTGCCTGAGGATGGTCCTGGCATGTTCATGGCTTCGGCTATTCGCAACGTTTACACAGTACAAAATGCAATGAACAATGCTCGTTTTGTTAGTGCCTACAACATGATTGCTAAGCATGAGCAGATTCAGTACGAGCAGGGTTTGCGCCCAGACCTTCCGCTTGATGATGAGGTCATGAATAAGACGAAATCTTATTTCATGTTGAAGACGTTGACCAACTTGACTTCGCCTGTGTCTATTAGTTACGCAAACGATGTGACGTATTTGGCTGAAGAGTTGCGTCGCATGCAGAAGGCTTACCCGCAACAGGGTGAGGCTGACTACAGGTTCTTGCAGGCACACCCTGAGGCGTGGGCTGTGTTAACACCACAGTCGAGCAACCCTAGTCATTTACAGGCTCGCAATGAGGTGACAGCCAATTTACAGAGGTATCACGAATCTGCTTCGCTTGCTTCAGGTCACAACATTCCTGAGGTGGTTGGTTTCATTGGAAACTATGGGCTTGGCGCGTATGACCCAGCGAAGTTCTCGCAGGCTGCCTACCAGTGGCAGATGAGTAACAGTCCTGCTGCTGGTGCTGACACGTATCGGTCTAAGGCTGATTCGAAAGAAAACTTGGCTTTGGCTAAGGCTCAAGTTGGTTGGGTGCAGTTCTCTAAGTTCACAAGCATGCTTGAGGCTCAGGTTCGCAGTTTGGGTTACTCGTTAGACAACCCAAATGTTGCTCGGTGGGTTACCGAACGTAAGACCATGTTTGCCAAAGAGGTTGCTGCTACGAACAAAGAATGGTCTAACGATTACTTCAGTTCTGACAGCACAAAGTATCAGCGTCGTGCTGATTACTTTGAGACATTGTTGACTACTGATTCTGTGTTCATGAAGGACCACGGCAGTGACCCTTTGATGAAAAGCATTGCGGTGTTCCTTCAGACGCGAAACATACTTAACAACCGTTTGCTTGAGCGTGAACAACAGGGCGGTTCACCTAGTGCTGAAGCGCAAGACAACGCTGACATTTACGGTCCATACTTGCAAATTTTGTCTGACCTGAAACTACGTTCTACTGGCTTCAATGACTGGTTTGACAAGTACTTCGCTAACGACAAGGTGGTGGCTAGGTATGCCAATTAGGAACGAAACAAAGCCAACGCCGAAGCCAGCACCAACTATTACCATGCCGCCAAGTGGCGGCACTGCGCAAAGCAAACCGACTACTCCTGCTTCTGAAACTCAAGCAGACTTGCAAGCGAAGATGGACCAGTTGGTGGGTACGACTGCTAACGGCAGTCTTAGTGGTTTGGCTCCAGCACCTTTCAAGTATAACAAACGTGCACATCACTCCCTTGACCCCATTTACTACAACGGGATGACGGAGTATTACCAAGAGTTTGCGACGAAGTGGACTGACCCTAAGTGGCGTGCCAATTTTGTTTTGCGTTCTGTTGCCGCTGGGTTGATGACAAATAAGAGTGGCATGAACTACTTGGATGCGTTTGATGCGTGGAAACAACTTGGCATTAAGAGCATGGAACTTGCTGGCAGTGGCGTGTATTACACGCCCATGACGTTGCTGAACATGTCTAGCGGGGGCAAGGCTGTTGCTAGTGGGCAGTCGTCGTTAGGTGGACATGTTTCGAATTTTTCGTCTAGCACTTACACGGCAGAAAACATCACTAAGCCTGAGACGGCTAAGTCTCTTGCGCAGGCTGTGTTAACGGCTGCTCTTGGTCGCAATGCTACTGATGCCGAGATTGGCGCATTGGGTACAGCGTTGCGTTCTTATGAGGCTAAGAACCCAACTATGCAAACAAGCACTACGAACAACTTGACGGGCACATCGTCGTCTAAGACGACTGGTGGTGTGTCCGATGCTGACCGCAAAGCGTTCATGGACGACCAAATCTGGGGCGGGGCTTTGCATAACGAGGCTGCTGCAAATACTGCTACCTCGTATATGGAAATGTTTGAGAACATGTTGAAGGGTGCGTGAGTTAAGTGGCTGTTGTTGATAAGAAACCTGTACCGAGACCTAAAGCAAAGCAAAAGCCAAAGGTTCCAGCATCTGTTACTTCGTTTATGGCAAAGTATCCTGCCAGTTACACAGCGATGTTGGCAATTCCCGAGTTGAAGAACCTCATCCTTGCTGCGGTTAGCGGCAAGAACGCGAAGAAGCCTCTTCCCGTTGATGTCGTCCAGAGGCAAATTGAGAACTCTGACTGGTGGCGTTCCAACAATGCCACGTTCAAAGCCAGGTTCGTTCAGGAACGCCAAAACCCTGGTGAGTTTAATAACGCTTTGGCAACGAAGCGTATTGAAGTTCAGAACACATTAAACGAATCTGGTTTAAATCTTAATAGCGCTCAGATTGACTTGCTTACACGCAACGCTTATCTGTACGGCTTCAACGACCAGCAGTTGAAGCAGGCTGCCATTGGTCATGCTGTGGTTGTTGGCAAGAAGATAGTCAAGGGTAAAGACACACATTTAAACAACTCGGTTGATGTTCTTGGTGACGCTAACTCGTTTTCTGACACTGCTGCATCAACACAACTTCTTCAGTACGCCAAGGACATGGGCGTGACTCTTTCAGCCTCTGAGGAGGCTGGTTATCGTCGCAGGCTTGCTGGTGGTGAGGACGTGGTGCATGTCATGGGTGATGTGTTGAACACAGCCAAAACTGTGTATGAGCCTTTTGCTAAGGATTTGTCGTTGACGAACACGTTGGCAACGGCGACAGCCGCGTACCGCAAGCATGCTGCTGCTTTGCTTGAGGTTCCTGAGGACCAGATTACTTTTGATGACCCGTTGATGAAACTTGGTAAGGGTTTCATTTCGACTACGGCTGACGGCACGCAGGCTAAGACCACGTTGTCTGAGTTTGATGACATGGTGAAGGGTGACCCTCGCTGGTTGACGACCCAGAACGCTAATGACGAGTACAGCCAGTTGGCTAATGACATGCTTACACGAATGGGGTTCATGTAAATGGGTGACAAATCGAATGCCGTTGACATGTTCATTGCACGAATGGCTTCGTATGGTGTTGATGGTGCCGACTTGTCGAGTCTGGCAGTGAACGCAACCTATTGGAAAAATCAGGCAGGTAACCGCACTAAGAATGCGGACCAGTTGATGGACTATATGCGCAATACCGATGCGTACAGGCGGATTTTTCCAAACATTGACCAGTTGAAGAGGCAGGGTTTTTCTAACTCTGATGGCACACCTTTGGTTGTTAACGAAGCAAACTACATGGCGATGTACAAGTCGTACAAGTATGCGTTGAAAAGTGTTCCAGGATTTTATGACACCCCTGAAGATGTCAGTCAGTTCATGTTGAAGGACATTGCACCGACTGAGGTTGCTCGGCGTGTGGCTGCTGCGAAGGAGTTTGTGGCGAACTCTGATGAGGGTAAAGCATTGCAAGATTTGTACAGCGTCCCCATGGACACGTTGACAAAGTATGTCCTTGACCCTGAGAAGTCTAGGGATGAGATTACTCGCACTGTGCAGGCGGTTCGTATTGCTGGTGCTGCCCAGACTGCGGCTAATTTGCAGTTGACTCAGCAACAGGCTGAGTTGTACGCCCAAGACACTGTTGCATCTCAAATGGATGCCACTCAGATTCGTGACAAGTTTGCCACCATTGGTGACATGAACGCTCAGGATGAACGTCTTGCAGGTGTTGAGAAAGACGCTTCCTACAAGGCAACAGACAACATTGACGCCCTGTTGAAGAATGACAGGGAAAAGTTGTTGAAGTCTCGTGACCGTGCCACCCGTGAGGCAGCCAGGTGGTCGGGTTCTTCTGGTGTAAACAACACAAGTCTTGGTGGGGATTCTTTCTAACCACCAGGGGGCGATTCGGTATCGCCCAGCAGTAAAGCCAAAGTGCAACTGCTGGTACCAGGGTTCGATTCCCTGCGCCTCCACTCCGTTCAGACCGACCAGCCCTGAACGAGCATCAAAGACTGGTAGCGACAGCCGTACCAGATACCCCGTTTGGCTACGTGGGTCGCGTGTAAACCACAGATAAAGGGAGAGCGATGAGCACTCAAACATATGACGACAACTATTGGGACGAGGATGAAGACGTGGATTCTGGTCAGGACTCTCGCCAGTTCAAGGAGTTGCGAAAAGCAGACCGTTCTAAGGCTGCCCGCATCAAGGAACTGGAAGAGACTCTTACCTCCATGTCGAAGCAGGTTCGTGACCGTTCGGTCAAGGATGTGCTTCAGTCCCGTGGTCTAAACCCCAAGATTGCATCTTTCATTCCAGAGTCAGTTGAAAACTCGGAAGAAGCGATTGCCAAGTGGGTTGATGAGTACGGGGATGTTTTCGGTGCTCCTCCTGTTGCACAGGAAACGGCACAGGCAGAAACGGGTGGCATTCCTGGTGTTACGACACCAGCAATGTTGGACCCGAACATTGCCACTATGCAGGCGAACGCTCAGGTTGCAAGTGCAGGCAACCCGTACGCAGGCGACCCAGGACAGTTGCAGTCTTTGATTGCTTCCGCGTCATCGGCAGAAGAACTGAACACATTGTTGTTCGGTAACCCGAGTGGTCCTTCTGCTTTCTAACTCTTATAAACCTTCTACATCCCTTGAAAGGGGGTGTTTTGCCTCATGTCTACCTATCCCGCCGCTATTGGCGCGGGTACGCTGACTAGTACTACGTCAGGTCCTACAAACCTGGTGCAGTCGGCGTATGACCGCTATGTGGAGTTTGCTCTCCGCTCGCAACCGTTGTTCCGTTCTGTTGTGGACAAGCGTCCTGTTCAGCAGGCAATGCCAGGTTCGTCTGTGGTGTTTAACATCTACTCCGACCTTGCTGCTGTGTCTACATACATTGATGAAAATGTTGACCCAGACGCTAACGCATTGAGCAACACCACCAACGTGACCGTCACTCTGAGGGAGTACGGCAACGTTGTGTTGGAAACCAAGAAGTTGGCTGAACTTGCGTTCAGTGACATCGACCCCGCTATCGCAAACATTGTTGCCTACAACATGGCTGACTCTCTTGACGCTCTCATCATGGCTGTTGCCCGTGCAGGTACCAACGTGATTTACGCAGGCGCTGCCACCAGTACAGGAACCATTGCTGGTACTGACCTTCTCACCAACGCGAACATTCGTCGCGCTGTTGCAAAGTTGCGTGCAGGTAACGCTCTGCCGCGCCTTGGCTCGCTCTACGCGGGTTACATCCACCCTGAGGTTTCTCACGACCTTCGCGCTGAGGCTGGCACCACTGGCGGTGTGATTCAGGGTTCCTTTGAGGACATCCGCAAGTACACCTCGGACAATGTTGGCAACATCCTCAACGGTGTTATCGGTGTTGTGAATGGTGCGTACTTTGTGGAAACCCCACGTATGTACAACGCAACTGATGGTGCTTCCAGTGCACGCAACTTCCGTACCATCATCTGCGGCCAGCAGGCTATTGCTGAGGCTGTGGCGATTGAACCGCACCTTGTCATGGGTCCCATCATTGACCGTTTGAACCGTTTCCGCCCTGTGGGTTGGCACGGAATGCTCGGTTGGTCGCGTTTCCGCGAGTCTGCGCTGTACCGCATCGAATCCTCGTCAAGCATCAACAAGACCTGATGTTTCCTGTTGTGGGGGCAGTCCTTACGGGCTGCCCTCACAGCAACTCTTTACTTGTTTAGTTTCCCTCAGCAAACCAACCGCAAAATGAAAGGTCAAACTCGTGCCGTCTACTAATACTGGTCGTGGTGGAGTTATCACTGTCGCCGCTTCCGCGAACGCCCCAGTGACTGTCAATATCACCCGCGTTGATGCCGTGAGTTTGACTGTTTACACGGACGCAGGACTTGCCACATCTGTGTCAATGCCTGACGCAATTACGTCAACCAAGACTTACTACCTTGGTCCTGAAACGTCTTACTCTGTTTCGATTCTTTTTTCAGGGGTTGAGGTCAATGGACCAACCACGTACACCCTTGACTCAAGTAAGAACGTGAACATTCAGCCCAACATCCCCAACTTGTCTATCCCCCAATTTGACATCGGCGGGGTCACCACATCTCTTGTATCAACCACCCAGAAGACAACTTCCTACACACTTGCTTTTGCCGCAGCAACACCAGCAGCAAGTGACTTGGGTAAGAACATTGAAATGAACTCTGCTTCCGCAACTGTTGTGACTGTCCCAACTGACGCGGTTGCTCCGTTTCCTATCGGCACACAGGTGTCTATCTTCCGTGTTGGCGTTGGCGGTGTAACTATCACACCAAGCAGTGGTGTCACGTTGAACTACGGTTCCCCAACAGCCGCTGTTACGTGCAGCATCAAGGCACAGTGGCAGGGTTTGACATTGCTTAAGCGTGCCGCAAACACATGGGCTGCTATCGGAAGCCTTACCTGATGCGTGGCGTGGGGGGACCTTTGAGCGTCCCGCATGGAGCACTTGTTGCAAATGCTGGTTTACCTACGCCGCTTAACGGCGCATACGTCTACAACAAGACAGCCACAAGTGTTGACTTCCGTTGGAAGGAAGGCGGTTTCTTTTCAGGCTCATCGTCTGTAACTGTGTGGATTGCATCAACTGTTTACGGTTTGAGTTTCACTACTGGAAAGTACGCATACACTTCATCCCCAACATTTTCTGCGGGTGAGTACAGCGGTTTGACTGTGACAGGTTTGACTACCGCTACTCCCTACACCTTCTACTTGTGGGTTTCTAACGACTTTGGTGATGGCTTCCCAGCCATTGTCAATGTCACAACTTCGTAAGGAATATGCGCATGAAGAGAGCAACTGCTAAGAAGACCCCCTTTGAATCTAGCAAACGTGATGTGGAGAAGAAGGGGATAAAGGAAGGCTCCAAGAAGGATATGCTCCTTGACTCCCGTCAGAAGCGTAAGCGCTGATGGCTGCCAAGAAGGTCTACGGACCCTACAAGGGCAGTTCCCAAAATGATGGTCGCAAGATTTATGTCATCAAAAAGGGTGGCAAAACAACATCCACCAATGCCGCTCGCCTTGATTACGAGCGTTCTACAGGCAAGGCGTTGGGTCGTGGAACTCATGTTGACCATAAGGACAACAACAAGAATCACGGTGGGGTAAAGAACCTTCAGGCTATGAAGGCTTCTAAGAACATTGGCAAGGGCAACCAGCACAGGAAGAAGAAGTAGTGGTTGAGAACAAATGCCGTTCTGGTTGCAGAACTAAGAACCACCAGTCGTGGGGTGAGTGTGCGCGCGCTGCGCGTTTAAACGTTGCCCCTGGTGAGTCGTCCCCTGGTTTTTACTACAACAAGGGGCATTACACGCACAAGGCGTGGGACTCGGAGTTGGGTGCGTATCGCGCTGCTCGCGCCGATGGCATTCATCCCGAAGGGACCACGAAAGAAAAAATTGAGGCTGCTGTGCAAGTTTCGGAAGTGATTGGGAAACCGTATGACGCTGGAACGATGCCACCTACCTCAATGCTGCTCCAAAAGGATACAGCAACTAAATCAGCAGAATACGGATTGGTGTAAACATGTCTTTTAATCAAGGGACTCCTGTACAAGTTTTTACTGCGCAAGCAAGCGCAGCCACCAGCACAGTTACTGAAATTAGTAGAAACTGTTCACCCACGAACGGCATTGCTTTGTATTTCACGACTGCTGCCCTTACCGCAGGTCACAACGTTGACGTGCAGTATTCGTTTGATGGAACAGTTTGGTTCAGCCTGATTCGTGATAGCACGCAGCCTGCGTTGAACTCTACAAACCTTCCAGCGTCATCGAACCGTTGTTTCTACTACCATCCTGTTCCTGGTGCGTACCAGATTCGTTTGGCACTAACTGGTATCTCCGCTGGTTCTGTCTCAGCATGGGTGGCATTTAAGGTCGATAACTGACATGCCCAACTTCTTTGGTCCCACTGAAGCCGTCCGTGCCGAAGGCACTGAACTGTGGTGGGTGAAGATTATCAACGGTGTGTCTGTGTATCGCATTGGCGGCGTGTGGTACCAGCAACGTTTCCCTTCCGAGTCTGAGTTTTCTGATGCTGACCGTTTTTATAAAGGCGGCGTTGAGTACACCATCACTACTGCTGAGGCAGCAGACCTAACGGCTGCTGGCTTTGGCGACTACATCTACTAGGCAAGGTTGCTGATGTCCACATACAAAGAGTTGGTTGATTCAACGATTCTGTTCCTGTCCGGCTATTCTGCTTCGCAGGATATTTCAACGCATTTAACAGCAGACCTTGCTAGCACAACAGCAACATCCATTTCGGTGGCTGATGCGTCTGCGTTGTCGCGTGGTCTTGCTGAGATTGACAACGAGTTGGTGTGGATTGACAGCACCACGACTACTGGTGCCACGATTGCTGGTGCTGGGGCAAGCCCTTACGGGCGTGGTTTTCGCGGTTCAACGGCAGCAACGCATGCTTTAGGTGCTCGTGTGACTGTTGCACCAACATTTCCACGTGCTGCTGTGCAGCGTGCCATTAACGAAACCATCAATGCCGTGTACCCAACATTGTTTGCGGTGAAGGAAACACAGATTACGTTCGTGGCTGCAAGGTCTGCTTACAACCTTCCGACTGGTGCGCAGAAGGTGTTGTCGGTGTCGTGGCAGTCTGTGGGTCCAACGAAGGAATGGTTGCCTGTTCGTCGTTGGCGTGTTGACCAGGGTGCTTACACGGGTGCGTTTGCGTCTGGTGCGTCTTTGTCGGTGTATGACGCTATTCTTCCTGGTCGAACGATGCAGGTTGTTTACACGGCTGCACCATCCACCTTGTCTGCTGATGCAGATGACTTCACCACTGTGACAGGGCTTTTGCCTTCCGTTGAGGATGTTGTGCGCCTTGGCGCCGCCTACAGGCTTGTGCCTTTCCTTGACGCACCACACCTTGCAGGTTCTGCTGCTGAAGCAGACTTTGCTGACGGCAACCGTCCCGCAGGTTCGGCTACTGCTCTAGGTCGTTTCTTCTTCCAGTTGTATCAGGCTCGTCTCGCAGACGAGGCGCAAACGCTTGGCAATCTCTTCCCGTTCCGTTCGCACTACACAATGTAAGGACTTGCTATGGCTGGTAGAAACTTTAGCAGCGTTGCTGCTTCCACAACACTGTCTGCGGGTATTGCTAATGCCACGGATACAACAATTTATGTAACATCCAATTCTGGGTTTCCTTCAGTTCCTTTTACGATTGTTGTGGCTAAGGACACCACATCGCAGGAGTTGATGGATGTTACTTCTACTGGTGGTGGTGCTGGAACCACGTGGACGGTCATTCGTGGAGTGGACGGCACGACAGGTTCCACTCAAACTAACCAGGCAACTGTTCGCCTTGCTGCCAGTGGTCGCGACTTCAACGAGTTATCTGGGCACGTGTATTCATCAGTGGATACCACGAACCCTGCTTCTTGGGTTTACACGCAGAACGCTATAAATGTGCATGGTGTTGGTGCTGGTTACAGCGTGGTGGGTACGGGCACTACTCAGGAATTGACAAACAAAACGTTGGGTGCTGGTAGCAGCATCAAAGTTGGTGCCACGTTGACAAATAGTGGAACCATTGCTGGTGGAACGTTCTCTGGCTCCCCTACCTTTTCAGGTAGTCCAACGTTTTCTGCTGGTGCCACATTCAATGGCACTGCAACAACAGCGTTTGGTAGCGGTATCACACTGACTGTTGGTGGCAACACTTCCAACGACATTGCGGGTGCATGGGTGTCTGGAACGCAGGCTGCTTCTGGCACTGGGTGGACTGGTTACACATGGTCGTACCGTTACATGCGCATTGGTAAAACGATTCATTACTCCGCCCTTCTGCCTCTTACTGGTGCTGGTGGCACTGGTGCGTTGGCGTTGGTTGCCCCCGTAACTGCCGTGGCAGCATGGGGTGGCACAACCCACAGGTACTCAGGCACAGGCATCATTAACAATAGTGGAAGTTTTTTCCCTTTGATGCCTTACATCTCAGCAGGAACAACCACAATTTCTATGCTTATGCCAGCCATCAGTTCAAATGCTGGTTACCCAAACTCTTATACAACTGGAAACAACAAAGTTCTTATTGACTCTTCTCAAAGTGTGACTGCCGCAATGTTTACAAACGAAACAGGCAAAACGCTTGCCTCAGGTGATTACATCCACGTCAACCTTACTTACGAAGCAGCGTAATGTGACATGACACCACTTCTCACTACTGTCGCCACCTATGCCGTAGCACTTGCAGGTGTTGGTGGCTTCCTGCGGATTCTATGGGCTGCTAATCGCAGGATTCACAAAATTATTGACGTTCTTGACTTCATGGAAGCAGAAATGAAACCCAATCACGGTTCGTCTTTGCGAGACGCAATAGACCGCGTTGAAACAGGACTAACCGAACACATCAAATACCACATGAATAAAGGAGAAATTGCATGATTACCGACAAGTTCTTTTGGATGGCTGTTGCCGAGCGTGCACTTAAGACGTTTGCACAGTTCTTTGCTGCTGCTTCCCTAGTTGCCTGGGGCGACTTGACAAAGGTTGCATCTGGTGCAGCCTTTGCAGCAATCCTTTCAATTTTTACATCCATTGCTTCGGTGAAGGTTGGTTTGGCTGAGGGTCCGTCATTGACTACTGAAGGTGTTGTTGACCAGGTGGTAGCAAGTTGATGAGGAAGTACCCTATTGCTCCCGTGGTGATGCCTGCGGAACTGCATGGCATGTCTAACGGTCAACTAGGTAATCCACCATTGGTCATTATCAAGGGCGGCAGGTTGTGTTCCACGGCTGCTAAGGCGTGGAAGGCAATGGTTGCTGCTGCCGCTAAGGATGGCATCACGCTGGAACCTACCAGCGCTGCTGATACGTACCGTCCGCTGCAAGTGCAGCAGATTACGTTCTTGAAGCGGTACGACAACACGCTTCGTATGTCTAAGCCTAAGAAGTACATGAGAAAACTGTGGTGGCTGAAGCCTGGTAAGGCTGGTGCTGCTGTTCCTGGGACTAGCAACCATGGTTGGGGTTTGGCTGTTGATGTCAAAGATGCAACTGGTGCCAGGTTGGTGTGGCTGTTGAAGTATGCACAGTCGTTTGGTTTTTCTTGGGAGGATGACAGCGAGCCGTGGCATATTCGTTATGTTGCTGGTGATGTAGTCCCACCTGCGGTCAAACCTAAAAAGTGACCGAGATTTGGTGTGCTGACCAAGGTACTTGGTTGCATTCCAAGTGTTCCAATCCGCACACGGATTGTGACTGCCTACTAGATAAACAAGATGAGGTAAACCGTGGCAATGCCTAAACCAAAGAACACTGGCTTCCCAAAGCCCGCACCCAAGAAGGCTCCTGTTGCTAACACCCCTCCGAAGGGTAAGTACAAGGCGCTTCCTGCTGGTCCGACCAAGCCAATGCCTAAGAACACTGGTGTTGTGAAGGGTAAGCCTGTCAAGAAAATTCAGGGAAACTTTATGAAGAAGGGTATGTGATGGCTATGAAGAAGGTTGCTAAGAAGTCTGTGGCGAAGTCTGTGGCTTTGCCAAAAAAGGCAGATGCCAAGAACACTGGCAAGCAGTACACAAAGATTGCCAACAACTTGAACGCCAGAATGTCAGGTAAGTCGTGGGGTGCTAACCGCAAAATGGGCGGCAAGTGAGTTCCAAAACTCCTGCGTGGCAACGCAAGGAGGGGCAGAACCCTCATGGTGGTTTGAACGCTCAAGGTCGTGCTTCGGCTAAGGCTCAAGGTCACAACCTGAAAGCGCCAGTGAAGTCTGGTAACAATCCACGTAGGGCTTCTTTCCTTGCCCGTATGGGCAACATGCCTGGTCCTGAACGTAACAAGAATGGCGACCCCACTCGCTTACTTTTGTCGTTGCAGGCATGGGGTGCATCTAGTAAGGCTGATGCACGAAAGAAGGCTGCCACTATTAGCCGTGCGAACAAAGTTCGCGGCAAGTGACCACCGCAGGTCAAATCCCCAAAATATCTAAAGGCGTTGGGAATGGCGGATTCAAAGCACCCAACCCTTACCGCAGGCGCAATCAGCAGCCTGTGCAGGTTCAACAGTATGACGAGTCCGAGGACCAACTGTATTCAGTGTCCCGTTCTATAGGTCGCCGCCCTGATGAAATCAACTTCCTCATCAACGCTGGTGTTCCGTTGTCTGTGTTGCGCCAAAGGTAAGTAGACGAAAGTAGGTAGCAGTGGCAGATGTCAAAATCAGTGATGTTGTTGTTGATAGTTCCCTGAAGGGTGTGGTCTTTGACCTCATTGGTCGCAGTGCGGCAAATTACAGTCCTTCAACTACCGCATACGATTGCGCTATTGGTGGGTTGCCATTCATTTATGCCACGTCCGATAAATACCCGTACCAGCGTCAAACTGTGCAGTTCCGCAAGTGGCGTGTTGACCAAGAGCGTGATGTTGGTGAGCAGTCACTTGACTCTGGTACGTGGTATCGGGCTGGTTCTTCGTATCATTACGGTTCAGGTCAGAAAGTGTATGAGACTGTTGAAACCAATGATGCTATTGCCAGGTTCCGTTTCAATCGTTCATTTGGTGTTGACCCGTGGACTAAGGGTCAGTTGGGTCTGAACTACAACGCAAGTTTGCGTCAGGCTGCATCTGCAACGAAAGTGCTTGCTGTTGGTGTGAGCAACGGTGTGTTCCTTGCTAGCGGAACTACTGCCAGTTTTCTTTACGATACCAGCGTTTCTTCCACCTCAACCTCTGTTACGGGTTTCACAGGAACTATCAAAGCGGTTGCTTCTGATGGGTACAACGTTTGGATTGCCACATTGAATGGTTCAACATGGACTGTTTGGGTAACCAATGTTGATGTGTCCTGGTATTGCACTTCTTGGGTGACAGGCATTGGTACGTATGTGACTGCGACAGACAATGTGACGTTGACGTTTGCCAAGGGAAGACTTTGGCTCACTGGTGGCGTGTACGTGTGGGAAATTACCAATGCAACAACTACTGCTGTCATTGGTGTAAGCACCACAGGTGCTAACCCTGCTCGGGTTCTTCCCGCTGATGTTCTCAGTGTGGGTTGGCAGTGGGCTGATGTGGCGGAGTCTCCAACATCTGTGTATTTGGCTGGCTACAACAATGATGTGTCTGTGGTGTATCAACTGAAGTTGACTGGCACAACCACTAGTGTTGACATCACTAAGGCTGTCCCAGTTCTTGACATGCCTCGTGGTGAGGTTGTCACTAGCATGTATGGGTACCTTGGTTCTTTTGTGGGTATCGGTACGAATAAGGGTTTGCGTATTGCTCAGGTTCAATCTGATGGAACCTTGGCACTTGGCGCGCTCATCACAACATCGTCGTCAGTGACGGACATGGTGGGGTATGACAAGTTTTTGTATGCAACGCTGTCGGGGGCTGCGGCTAGTGTTGATTTCATTGCTGGCAGTGACAATGCCACTGTTGCTGGCAGTGGCATCATGAAGGTTGATTTGTCTGCTCAGTTGCCTGATGGTCGCTATGCGTACTCAAACGATTTAGTAACAACGCAAACGGGCACTGTTCAGTCGGTAACGACGAACATTTACGGCACCGTTTATTTCACGATTAACGGTTACGGCTTGTATGAGAAGTCGTCTTCTCGTGCTGCTGTTGGTTGGCTTGAGACGGGTAAGTTTCGTTTCAATACGTTGGAGCCAAATGCGTGGCGTTCTTTGCGCATGGTTGCTTCATGTCCTGGTGCTACTCGCATTGAGGCTTATGCTTCCATGACAAGTACTGGCACTTGGCAGTATGTCGGTCAGGTGAATGGTTCGTACACGGAGATGTTGGCTTCATTGGAGGCTATCTGCCAGGGGCAGGTGAAGGAAATTTGGTTGGCGTTTCGTTTCATCCGTGATGAGGCTAACCCCACGTTTCAACCTGTGTTGTATGGGTGGCAGGTTCGGGCTGTCCCGTTGCCTCGCCGTCAGCGTGTGATTCAGGCGCCGTTGCTGATGTTTGATTTTGAGCAGGACCACAATGGTTTGAAGGTTGGGCAGCGTGGTGGTGCGTGGAAACGCCTTCAGGCGTTGGAGGCTTTGGAGCAGTCGTCAGGTGTCCTGCTGTGGCAGGACTTCTCTACTGGCGAATCAACCACTGTGACCATTGAGGAAGTGTCTTTCAGTCGACTTAACCCACCTACCCGTAATTTCTCGGGTTCAGGTGGTTTGTGCATGCTTACCCTTAGAACCGTCTAAATCGGCTTCTAAGACACGATAACCCCCATCTAGGGCATATGCCTTAGGTGGGGGCTTTTCGTGCGTCCTGGAGCCATTTAGCGGGGTTGTAGTTGCATATGACCCTGACAGTGTTGACGGATTCATGTGTGTGGACAGAGAACCACAAGACTTATGAGATGTACCAATACGCGTAAAACGCGTATATTTAAAGTACAATAATTAGTACAAACAGTACTAGTACCAAGCCCCGTCTTCAGGGCGGGGCTTGTGCTGTCGTCTCCCACCCATCCACCCGACACTTTACTCAACGCCGAGGCTAATGCAACTTGACATACCATCGGCGTGTCGCACTATACACGGATGGTTTAAACCATTACATTCAGCGCATGCAAATCAACGCAACGTCATCAGTCATTGGTGTCAACGTTACCGTGGGAATGCTGCTCCTTGGCGAGCCAGGGTTTAGTGAACAGGATTTTGCGACCGTTGCCGCCGCATTATCAGGTGACCGTGACGTCGCATTTGACGACATTGAATATGCAGAAACACCCAGCGGCGGAGCCGTCTGGTGGGTACCATTCCCAGAAGAAAAACCCTCCCTTGTTGTTGTTGATTTGACTGAAAGGAGTAAAAGTAATGTCAAGCATTGAGGTTTTGACAGGACGCGCCCATGTGTCCTACTCATCACTAACGTCGTATTTGGATTGCGGTGAACGGTTCCGCCTAGAACGTGTCAAAAATGTTCCATCAGAACCTGGCTTTTGGCTTGCAGGTGGTTCGGCTGTTCACACAGCCACCGAATGGGTAGACCATGCCCTAGTTGATGGGGCTGACAGCCACGAAGCACTTACCCAAGGCACCATTCACTTTGATGAGGAGTTTGACAAACAACTCTCAGAGCACGAAACATGGAAAACATCTGGTCGCAAGACCAAGGAGTACCCCAATGGGGAAGACGAGTCATGGTGGCGTGTAAACGGTCACGTCATGGTGGAGTCGTACGTAAACTGGCGCTTACTTAGCGTCTTTCAACTACTGGAGATGCCTAACGGCACCCCAGCCATCGAAGTTGCTACCGACTTCGAACTCCCTGGTGATGTTAAAGTGAAGGCGTACATTGACCGTGTATTCGTACACCCCGATGGCACCTTGCACATCATTGACATCAAGACAGGCAAAACCACTCCCCCGTCAGCGTTGCAACTAGGTTTGTATGCAACAGCAATGGAAATCCAATTCGGTATGCGCCCACAGTTCGGCGGTTACTGGATGGCACGTTCAGGCTCTGTCCCCGATAGCAACGTACTTGACCGCTACTCAAAGGAGATGCTTGGTCGCTGGATGCGTGACTTTCGCAAGGCTGTTGAACATGAAATCTTCATCCCACATGTCACGAACATGTGCATCGGTTGCTCGGTGAACCTTCAGTGCTATGCTTACAGTTCGCAAGCAGCAACCCCCAGTTTTGAAAGCGACTTAAACTAAACATGTCACCTAAGAAGGGAAATATCGTGTCTGCAAACGACAACACCGTGTTCCAAATCAACCTCAAGACCCCTGCGCAATCTCTCATTAACATCTACGCCGATGGCGTCATCCAACTGGATGAGGCTATTGAGGCACTCAACGAGCGTGTTCCAGCAATCGTTGCCCTAGAGCAGTCATTCGGTGCCGTATCTGTAGTCGCTAAGGCTGTAGGAATGGCACCACCAGCAGAGCAGCGTGCAGTGCAGGTCTCTGTTACACCGCAAGCATCAAATGTTATGTGTGAGTGTGGAATCCCAGCAAAACTGGTGCCTGGTGGTATCTCCAAGACCTCGGGTAAGCCATACAAGGCGTTCTACGCCTGCGCCCAGCCACGTGAAGCACAGTGCCAGTTCCGAGCCAATTCGTGAACGAAACCGTATGGTCATTTGCATTCTTCTCAACGTTCCTGAATGCCCTGCTCATCGGTGCCCTCATTGCCACTAACGTACGCAACAGGTGGAAACGGTAACGGATGCGTTCACTGTCAAGGGCGGTGCTGAAAGCGAGTGAGAGCGGTGCAGTTGTCCCCACCGTTTTCCACTCCTTTGCAGGTCGCCAAATACACATCCGCAAAGCGGAGGTCAGTATGATTGCTGGTCCCCCAGGGTCAGGTAAGTCCACATTGGCACTGGCTATTGCGGCAAGGGCGGGGGTCGGCACGTTGTACTTCAGTGCCGACACCCACCCACACACCATGAGTCTTCGCCTGCTGGCGATGCTCACAGGTCGTGACCAATCTTCTGTTGAGACTTTCCTAGACGCAGACCGTGAATGGGCAGCAGACGTGCTGAAACAGTCTGCAAACATCCGATGGTGTTTTGACTCGGCACCATCGTTGCGTGACATCGAAGAAGAAATCCTCGCCTACCGCGAGGTTGTTGGTGCAGACCCTGAACTCATTGTCATTGACAACGCCATTGACGTAACGCACGACTCTGGTGACGAGTGGTCAAGCCTTCGTTCTTTGATGCGCGAACTCAAATGGTGGGCACGAGACACAGAGGCAGCCGTGTTAGTGCTGCATCACACAAGCGAGTCAGCGAACGGTGACCCGTGCCCACCTATGCGGTCTTTACACGGCAAGGTAGCCCAAACACCTGCCCTCATTCTCACTATTGGCACTAGCGATAACACTACTGGCTTCATGGGAGTGGCGCCAGTGAAGAACCGATACGGTCCCGCATCCCCAGGTGGAAGTAACCCCATCTGGTTGAACTACAACCCAGGCAGCATGTTCCTAGCAGACATGGAGAACCAGTGACAACACGAACTATAGGTTCCTTGAACCACAGCGACCTTGGCAAAACCATTGCAGTTATTGACCAATTTGAGGTTGGTGCAGGCATTTTGACCTTCATCTCCCATGACGTTCTTGTCTCACGTAAGGGCTATGGGACAACGATTGCGCTGAGCGACCCTGTAACAGAGGGTTTAGACACGTTGATGTATTTGCCGCCTGAGACGTTGTGTGACTTCCCTCACCTCGGTGGTGAGCAGGGATGAACTATGCGGAACGTGAAAAAGAATATCTCAACCGATACAGTTATTAGAGATAAGATGAAAATACTTTCATTAGGGGCAGGAGTGCAATCCACTACGCTTCTGCTGCTTTCCGCTGCGGGTGAAATACCTAAATTAGATGCGGCTATATTTTCCGATACGGGATGGGAGCCTGCTTCCGTTTACAAACACCTGAACCGCTTAGATGAAGAAATTGCCAAGCCAGCCAATATTCCAATTTATCGGGTGTCGGCGGGGAACATCCGCAACGACGCATTAAACCCCGAGAGCCGTTTTGCCTCGATGCCGATGTTTGTTAAAAATGTTGACGGGTCGCCTGGCATGGCAAGGCGCGAATGCACGAGGGAATATAAAATAAAACCCATTACTAGAAAAGTTAGAGAGTTATTAGGTGCAGAAGTAAACGAACACGGCAAGGTAGGAAGAGTAAAAAAAGGTCAACAGTTAGAACAATGGATAGGCATTAGCAAAGACGAAATTCAGAGAGCCAAAGATTCGCAGGTATCTTACATTAAGCATCGTTTTCCTTTGTTAGAGATGGGATGGAGTAGGGGAGACTGTTTAACTTATCTAGCGTCTACTTCTTTTGGAAATACTCCTAAATCTTCTTGCATCGGTTGTCCTTTTCATGGAAATGACCAATGGCGAATTATGAAAAATGAAAAACCTGATGAATGGGAAGATGCTGTCGCGTTTGATAAAGCGATAAGAAACGGCAACCCTCGAGCCTTAGCCAATGGCAACGAGTTGCGAGGGAAGTTTTATTTGCACCGTTCGTTAGTGCCATTGGATGAGGCACCGGTTGAAAGGTTAACGAGGGCCGAGATAGCAATGTCAAAAGGTGACTTGTTTGACGGTGAGGTTTTTACTTGTTCGCCGTTTTCGTGCAATGGTGACGAAATTGAGGCGTCTTATGGGAATTAGGTATTATCACCCCGATTTGAATGGGTATGTTGGAAAGCGAGCAGGGATGAACTATGCAATCCTCAGAAGTCAAACTATACAATCCGCAGAGGGTGAACAGGGATGAGTGTCATGTTTCCTGAACCAGTTGATGATGAGCGGTACTGGAAAGACCGCATGGATGCCGAGAAGGACGCCCTCATGGGCGATGACGATGACACATGAGCACCGCCAACAAGCGCAAAGGGGCACAGTGGGAAACAGACCTTGTGAAGTATCTGCGTGGCAGGAAGTTCGAGGCAGAACGTCTTGCTCGGACAGGTCGCAACGATGAAGGTGACGTTTTCCTTGAAACTGGAACGCACTGCTTCGTGGTTGAGGCGAAGAATGCGGCACGCATTGACCTTGCTGGTTGGTCAAAGGAAGCGGACGTTGAAGCCACCAACTATGCCAAACACAGAGAACAATCACCCCACGCATTCTTCCCTGTGGTTGTTATCAAGCGTCGTAACAGCGGTACTGAGAAGGCATATGTGGTGATGTCACTTGAAAACTTCTGCAACCTCATCGAATGAGGGCAACGACATTCGTGCCGTTCTGGAACATTACGGCTGGCACTTACCAAATAACCGTGGAGGTTGGCAGTCAATCAAATGCGCAGTCCACGACGACTCGCATGCCTCCTGTCGTGTCACTTTCGATGGTGACAGGGTGCATTGCCTTGCCTGTGGCTTCACAGGCGATTCGATAGATGTAGTAAGACATTACGAAGGATGTGGTTACGTTGATGCTCTCAAGCACATTGAGGCAATCACTGGGAGCAGCAGTAGCGCGCTATCAGGCAGAAGTACATCAGGTGCTTCCGTATCTCGCAGCAAGGGGAATCAGCGCGGAAGCAGCGCATACGTTCCGCCTCGGCTACGTCGCTGAACCTGTGGTTGGTGACGAACAGTTCTCAGGTCGCCTTGCCATCCCCTACGACACACCATCAGGTGCTGTTGACGTTCGGTTCCGTGCCGTTGGACCCATGGAACCGAAGTACATGTCACGTTCAGGTGCCACAGGGCACCTGTATAACGTGACGGCATTAGGGCTTGACTCTGATGTCATTGCGTTGTGTGAGGGTGAGATGGACACCATTATCACCCACTCCAACTGCAACATCCCTGCGCTTGGCGTTCCTGGCGCAAACGCATGGAAACCCCACTACGCACGTGTGCTTGTTGACTATGAGCGCATTGTGTTGTTGTGCGATGGCGACCAACCTGGTCGCGATTGGGGTAAACGTATTGCACAGTCGCTAGAAAATGCGGTTGTGGTTTCTATGCCTGACGGCATGGATGTAAACGAAGTGTTCCTGTCAGAAGGACCAGACGCAATCAGAAAGAGGGCTGGAGTATGAAACGCATCGGCATTGTCATCGGCATTGAAACGGACGTTGATGTTGAGAAAGTAGTTGAGTCTGCTTTGGCATTTGTCAACCAGAACGGTGTGGTTACACACTTTGAGATTCGCGAGGTAACTGGTGCGTGACGGAGAAGGATTGGACAGACCTCGTTACGACGATTACGAACTTGGGGCTAAAAGTCCTGTCAGTGAACAAGAGCGATGGGATTCTTACTATCTCCATCCCTCCAATCAGGGCTTGAATTGGGATACACGTCAGCCGCAGCATCTTGTAAAAGTTGCACTTGCCCCTGCATTTGAGCGTGCTGTGGCAGGAAAGTTCATTGACCAGCAGGACATTTTGCTGTCCAAGCACAAGGACTACGGTCCGCGTAACATCAGTGACGCCCCTGGTGGCGCGTTGAATGGGTTGCGTGTTCGTATGCACGACAAGTTGGCGCGTATAAACCACCTGATTGACCAGAACGCTTCACCCGAACATGAGTCACTTCGTGACTCGTTTGTTGACCTAGCCAACTATGCAGTCATTGCGCTGCTTGTGATGGATGGAGAGTGGGATTGTGAAACCTGATGAGCGAATTGTGG